TAGGGGCCGCGAGCGGTCCTGTGTGGGTTCGACTCCCACTCTCTTCCGCCAGTATTAGCGGCGTCCGCCCGGACGTGCATCGCGACACAACCCTTGTAACGCGCCACTTGATTTGAGATTTTATGCCACTTGATTTGAAACGGCGTTTTTCGGCCCTTTTTAGGCCCTAAAACGGGCCGCGGCGCCGCTACCCGGCCCCCAGATACCTGAACCCTTGCACCGCCCGGAAGTGTCCGCCGAAGCCGCTGCCGGCGGCGCGTTTGCCTTTCTTGGCGGCGCTTTTGGCGAGGGACTGGACGCAGCGCGCCTTGCTGCCGCCACACAGGGCGGCGCTGACCTGTGTCCATACCGGGTCACGGCGCAGCGCGGCCGCGAGGCCGGGGTGTGACGTGTGGAACAGCGTGGGCATGGGCTTGCGGTAGCGGTTCTCGCCGCGCCGCCACTGCTCACAGATCGCGTTGAGGAAGCGCAGTCCGATGCCGGCGCCTTGCCACTCCGGCATGATCACCAGGCGGCAGGCGCGCGCTTCAACTAGGCCCGGCCGGGTTGAGAACGCGACGTGCGCGACAGGCTCGCCGTTGACTGTGCCGAGGTAGCAGTTGGAGGCCACCATGCGCGGCAACTTCAGATAGTGATGCGGCTCAAATGCCGGCCAGTGGCTCCAGTCCGTTTCCCAGACGTCCAGCTGAATGTCCGGTCGTCGCCAAAGGCACCCCCTCGTGAACTCGCCCGTGGCCGTGTCCAGCAGCCAATCCGGGGCGAGCCACTCGATGATGTCGTAATGGCAGGAGAGCAGCACCGCCTTGCCGGTACCGCGCCGCCATGCACGCTGGAAGGCCAGCGCGCCGACTTTGGCGATCTGCCGATCGACGACCGACGTGAACTCGTCAATCACGACGCGTGGCGGTGCCGTGCATATTGCCCTCGCCAGATCCGCGCGGAAGCGCTCGCCCATTGATAGAACCCTATACGGGCGCAGCCATGATGGCACTGAGCCCAGCCCGACGGCTGCCAGCGCGCCGGTGACGTCGTCGAAGCTGCCGCCGGGCGCGATGGCGTCGATGATCGGTGCGTCCTTCGGCCAGCGCGGCCGGTAAACCGCACTGCGGCCCCAGAACGCCTCGCCGAGGCTGGACTTGCCGGAGCCGCTCGGGCCGACGATCAGCCCGATCTGCCACTGGCCGTCGTCGACCGGCAGCGAATGCTCCACCGCAAAACTGGCGGCTTGATCCGAAATGTTAAAGAGCGATTTAACGCGGGCGGCTCGATAGGACTGGAAGTCCTCGCAGGAGTGATGAACGGAGATTTTCATACCGTCACCACCTTGCACTTCATGCCGCGCGCGCGGAGCTGGTTATAGACCTGCTCCTGGTGCCGTTCGCTATTGCAAACGACGATGACGCCAAACTGCTGCTTATAGTTGAAGCCGTTACGCCCTAGCATGGGCGCTGCTTTCTTGCTTTTTGATTTCACCGACGAGCCCTCGTTGTTTTTATTGGTGCTAGGCTTCGTCTGCCGCGTACGTGGCAGGGGGCCTAGTCCTGGCTCGCTGGTCGGTTCAGCGTGTTAAGGGGCCGTTGCGGTGTTAGCGCACCGTGGCGGTCGCCCCCTTCATTCAGCTGCTTAAAGCCTCCATTAACAGTGCTTCCCTTTCGGGTCGAATTGGTTGAGCAGGTGCGTGCAGATCCACGCGGCGATGGTGCAGCGCCAGCCGTTTTCGATCGCGATCGTGCGCTTAAGCGTGCCGGTCAGCAGCCAGTCGCGCGGGACGCGCAGGAAGATCAAGCACACGATCAGATTCAGCGTGGCGTCGAAGACGTAGCCGATCGGCAGCACGATGCAGTAGGCGTTGAACTTGGCAAAGGGATGGAGCCGGTCGCGGTGTTCGGCGAGGTTCATGATCGCCAGATACAGCACCCAGCACAGCAGCGCGATGGCGTAGGCGCCGAGGCCGATCATCAGCGCGGTCATGACAGCAACGCCCCTGGAATGACGGCCTTGAGTTCTTCGGGCGTCGTCGCCTTGGTGATTGCGGCGTCCTTTGTCACGTCGCGCAGGGCCTGTTTTTCAGCGGCAATGGCGGAACAGCGTGCGGTATCGCCCGCCTCCAGCGCGCGTATGAATTCAACGTCCAGCGCGGCCAGTTTCGGCTCCCGAAGAGCGCGCAGCGCGTTGCAGTGAATTTCACGGGCGGCCGCCATGTTGACGACGCAGGCGCCTTGTGAGTCCAAGGACCAAGCCTCGCGGAAAGTCCGATCACCCGGCAAAGTTTCGGCGTCCACAATCGCGACCGATTCAGCACCGGCCGGGATCACGTAAGGCCGCAGGCGCTCAAGCTGCTGTTCCACCGTTTCGGCCCAGGTCGCAACGACGTCGGGCGCTGGCCACGGTCGGACAAACTTCCATGCCTCCAGAGGCTGGCGCAGCGGCGCCACTTTCGGAATCAATTCATCCTCGGCCTGCATCTCGACAATATTGCCGTTCAGGTAAACCAGCGATCGGCCGTCAGCCAAGGTGACCTGCAGCGCCAGGCGAGAGCCTTCAGCGGGCGTGAAATACTGCATGCGGCCCTGATGCTTATAAACGAAGATTTTCATTATTGATCTCCAAACCCAACGATGCTGTATTTGTTCGGATCAGTAAGCGCTCCTGACCCGGAGTTACGTGATTCGACAACGTCAATTGCCGCCGCCAGGACGTTCGTGTTCGCAAACAGATTGGTGCTCGTGTCCAACGTCGCGATGCAAACGTGATCGGCGCTGCTGAAGTCCGTATTCCAAGACACCCAGACGATGCCGGTGCCCGCGTCGGTCAGCCCGGAGACGTTGTAGGACGCAAGAATGTTTGCCGAAACACCCGCCAATACCCAGCCCTTCGCGACGCCGGGGTGGTTATGCATGCGGCCCGGCGGCACCGCCAGCGTGTTGCTGCTCGCCGCCTCCATCTCCGATTGGACCGCGATCTCGATTTTTCCCGCCAAGGTGTCCGAGGCCGGTGAAACGCCCAGCGTGCCGCCGGTGAGCGACAGGTCCGTGCCGACGCTGATTTCCTCGGGCGCCCCTGACGACGCTGTAGTGCGTCCGATCAAGCGCGCGGTGGCCATCGTTAGGCCCGATACCGTGACTGCTCCGGCCGTCGCCGCGCCGACACCGGCCGCGTCATCAACGGCGAGTTCAACATTCGTGCCGTCGCAGAACAGGACGGCGCGTTTGCCCTGGGTAACGGCCTTGCCGGTGCCGGCGTTGGTCTTCACCGTCAGGGTAAATGCGCCGCTGGTGTTGTTGCGGATGATCTTGCCGCGGCTCACTGCCGTCGGCACTTCAATCGTCCGGTTGCCGGTCAGCGCGCCGGTGAATTCGATCACGTCATTCGCCCACTGTGCGGCCGTCAGCACCGTGGTGCCGACACCGCCGGCTACGCTGAAGGTGACGCGGCCGGGAATCAGCAGCGAGTTCGCGTTGCGGCGGTCGGTGTAGCCAGTGATCGATCCCGCGTCGCACACCACTTCGGCGATCGGGAACTTGTCGGCCGAGAATCCGGTGGTGTTCTTGCTGACGACGCCGGCCGCGGTGTGTTCGACATAGTTGGTGTTCGAGCCGGTCAGCGCCAGCGTGCCGTCGGCAATCGTGGTCAGCACGCCGTTGACGGACAGCTGCCCGCCGAAGTAGCCGAGCGTCAGGCCCGACGTGGTCGATTCCTTGAAGCAGAACGGAAAGCTGGGCAGGTTGACCGCGTTGTTGAGGTCATCGATCAGCGCGTTCTGCTTGGTCGGGTAGTCGGTCGCGCCGACGACCGGCTTGCGTGCGGCGAGTGTTTTATACATGCGTTTTAAGCCTCTTCAAGGACCATCGGCGCGCTGTAGTGGCGCGAAAACGGGTGTGTGATATCGGGCGACGAAACCAGCTTTGCCGCGCCGGCGTAATCGCGCTCGCGCGCGCCGCCCTCGCCGGGAAAGCAGGAAATGAACATGTCATTGCGCAGGCCGGCGTTGCGGATGATGTCGGCGAGCTGGGCGCGTTCGCCCAACGACAGGAAGTTCAAGTCGAATGACCAGGCGCGATACGGGCTGCGCGCGTCGGTGCGCAGCGTGCCGCCGTCGGTGCGCGCCTGTGTCGAGCGCTCGCGCCACGCCATCTTCGCGCCGTAGCTGAAGTTGGTCTCCGGCGACCAGTAGAGGCCCATGAACAGCCGCGCGAATTCGATATAACCGTCGGTGTTCGCGTTGTCGGTGATCTGGATTTCAAACGACTGCGCCGCATAGGGATCGAACCACAACACGGTGAAGGCCACCGGCCAGTTGGCGAACTGATCGTCGCTCCAGGGATCAACGCCCCAGATGAAATCGCCCCAGCCGAGCGCGTCACCCAGCGTCACCACACCGGAGTCATACAGCAGCGTGCCAGTCTGCCCGGCGCCGTCCCACAGCTTGAGCCGGATGGTGGCCGCGCCCGTGAGGTTATGCCGCACCAGCGCCATCGACGAGATCTGCTTCACTTCGTTGTAATCGCCGCGGATGTATTGCGGTGTCGGCAGGCCGACCGAACGTGCCACACGGCTGCGCGTCTGGTCCTGCAGGTTGCTGACCGGCAGCGTGGTGACCATCGCCGGCAAGGCCGTCAGCACGGCGTCGTCGGATTCATTCGGGGTGATGATGCGCAGGTTGGCCATTAGCGCCACAGCTCCAGTTGGCAGCGGTTTTGCGTCACGCGTTCGGTGATGCCGACCAGCACGGCCAGCGCGCCGGCGGCGAATCCGAAACGCGGATGCGTGAGCTTCACCACTTCGCCGAGGTTGGCGGAGAGCGGCAGCATGTAGCAGTTGACGCGGAAGGTCTTGCGGATGGAGCCCTTCAGCGTCGCGCGGCGCGTGGCCTCGGCGTCGGCATCAACGGCGGCCGTCAGCTGCGACGGCACCAGATCCGGGTTCGAGGCGAGCTTGTGCGTGGTGGTGATGCCGGCGTTGCTGGCCGTGGCCACCAGGTATTCGGCGGCGTAGGCGGCGCGGTCGGTTTCAGTCACCGCGCCCGCAAGGCCGTCCGGCTGCTGTGTGAAGTTGCGCTTATAGCCCAGCCGCAGCGTGTCGACAGGAATGGCGCGGCTGGCGACTTCAATGCCGTCTTCCACCACGTCATCTTCCAGCAGCTCGACCACCGGCGTGCCGGCGGGCGCTTCCAGTCGGCCGAGGCGAAGCAGGCCGGTGCGGCTGAAGGTCCAGAAGCCGCCGACGCTGGACACGATCCGGTCGAGCATGGTGATCAGGTTGTCACGGCCGCGCACGTAGTCATGCACCGGCTGCGGGCAGGTGACATTGAAGGCGGTGAAGTTCGCGGCATCGATGTCGGATGCGGTGAGCTGTGAATGCGTCGTCACCAGGTATTGCACGATGTCCGCCACCTTCGTGTGGTACGTGCCGCCGGGCTTCGCGCCTTTCACGTCGGCGGTGATGCGGCCGGCGGGCGTTGCCGAGAGCACAAAGCTGCCGTCGGCCACATCCTTGGTAAAGGCCACTGCCACACCGTTGTCGCGCACCGCGGTGATGTCCTCGACCGCGCCGTCATGCACGCGGTATTTATGCGTCGCGGCGTCTTCCAGCACCGGCTCGACGTTGAAACATTCACCCACGGCGATCGGCTTCGGCTGGTCCGCGTTGGCCGTGCTGCCGCCCATCAGCGCAGCCTGCGCCGGCACATTGAGCATCCAGCTTTTATCGCGCAGCTTCAGCGCCAGCGTGGCGCGGTCCTTCGCGTAGATGTCCGCGCACACACCGACGAGGACCGTGCGGAAGTCATTGCGCGGCCACGACGGGTCGCCGACCAGCATGGTCAGCGCGCGGCCGTCCCACGCGTCGTCCAGCCAGCTGTCGCGCACGCCGGATTCGTTGATGATTTCCGCGTCGCCGTAGGATGGCAATGTAAAGCCGGTGAACAGCTCATTTAAACGACCGTTAAAGGCCGGTACCGCTAGCAGCGCGTCCTCATAGGCAATGTTCGCCGGCGTGTCCGACGGCCGCGACACGAAGGGCACGTTGGACAGGTAGCGCGTCACTTCCACACCGCCGGAATACGCCACAGCTTCGATCAGCACCGCGCGGACGCGATTGTCGGCCGCCAGCCATGCCTTGAACTCGGCGTCGGAAATACTCATTGCAGCACCCGCGCGTCAATGAAGCTCTGCAGCGTGCGCGCCAGATCCTCGTTGGCGCGGATCAGCGCTTCAGTCTGCGCCTTCACCGCGGCGTCGTTGGCCTCGCCGCGCGCGGCAATCGCGGCCTCCAGCGCAGCAGCGATGCGCTTGTCCATGTCTTTGGTGTTGTCGGCAATCTGCGCCAGCGGGATGTTCATCTCGCTAAAGGCCATCGACTGCTCGACCAGCGTGTCCTCCACCAGGTTGCCGATCTCGCCTTGCACCTGGTTGAAGATGTCGGTGTAATCGCCACTCGACGCGTAGTAGCCGCGGGCCTCGCCGAGGTAGGTGCGCGCCATGCCAGAAAGCTGGCCCATCGCCTGCAGGTCGCCACCCTGCGCAGCCGACAGTGTTTCACCGTAGCGGCCGGATGCTTCAGCCAGGCGTTGCTGTGCGGTCAGCGGCGAGAGGTCGGACAACCACAGGCCGCGCGTCTCGTCGGCCAGTTTGAGCGCGCCCTGCATGCTGCCGAAGATTTCCTGCAGATCCACCTGGCGTTGCGCTTCAGCCAGCCGGACCAGCGTTTGCGTCAGCGTTTCATTCGCCTGGGCGAATTCCTTGAGGTTCGGCATCAGCTGCAGCGCCAGCGAATCTGAAACAGCACCGAGTTGCGCGGCCATTTCGTCGGCGATCTGCTGCGAGTTCGTGTTCGACAGACCGGAGGCGCTGAAGCCGACGCTGGCCGTGTTCAGGCTTGACGTGTCCAGGCCGAGTTTTTTGCCGACTTTTTCCAGCTCGTCGAACATCGTTTTTACGTGGGCGTTAAAGGGATCGGTTGCCCAGTGGTCCGTGGTCTGCCAGCGATAACCCTGGTTGGCGTCGTTACCGAAAAACTGTCCGCCGGACAGCCCTTGCCGCGTGATGGTGCCGGATGCGTCCATACCGGTGAACGTCGCCGGCGTCTTGCTTTTCTTGAACATCGAATAAGCGAGCAGCGCGGCACCGACATACGGCGCGGCCGTCAACATGCCGGACATCGCACCGGCGCCGGCGCTCGACGCCGTACCCGCGAGACCGGCAAGGCCGAATTCGCCGGTTTGTGCCGCGAGCAATGCCGCCTGCGATCCGGCCGCCGACGACGACAGGCCCAGCGCCGTCGCATACGAACCCGCGCCGCTGAACAGACCGGCAGACGACAGGATCGGGTTGGCGAGCGAGTTGAAAGCGCTGCCCATGCCGCCGGTACCGGCATTGGCCATGCCCGGAATGCCCAGGCCGCCGAGCGCGCCGCCGACCGCGCCGGTCACCGGCGCGAGCAGGAACTTGACCACCGGCTGCAGGATGGTGGTCTTCGCCATGTTTTTCAGAGAGTCCCAGAAATTGCGCGCGAAGCCCTTGCCTCCCTCGAAGCCGCGGAAGATGAAGCGCTTTTGGTTTTCGCGGGCATCTTCCTGGGCTTTTTTTAGATCATCAGCCGCTTTTTTGCCGTCGGCATTCGCCCGCACGGCGTCGGGCAGGGCTTGTTTTTGCTGCTCGTAAATAGCCCTCAGGCTGGCGAGCCGCAGGGCATAGGCGGCGTTTTCCTCGCCTTGCAACTGCACCGAAGCCTGAATGTAATCGTTCTCGAGCTTGCGCATGGCGATGGCCACCTCGCGCTCGGTGTTGCTCAGGCCCTGCAGCTGGGTCTCGAATTGCAGATTTTTAATCGTCTCTGATTGTGTGCGGTTGAAGTCCGCGGTGACCTTGTCGGCTTGTTCCTGCGCGGCGGTGTTGCGGTCGTAGGCTTCGGCACTGATTTTGGCCTGCTCGACGGCGCGTTTGCGCTCATCAATCTCGCCGGCGATCGCGAGTGCGGCCGCGATCTCGGCTTCGGTGAATTTCTGCACGCCGCTGGTGACCTGGCGCATCACCTTGTCGAACACCGTCGCTTCGCCGCTACCCTGGGCGAGTTGCTCGGTCAGGCTATTGATGAGCTGACGACCGGCGGTGGAATCGGCGCTGCCTTTTTTTGCCGTCTTCGCACGGATGCGCGCCTCGCC